GTGTGTCGGTGGCCACGGCGGCCGGTGCGTCAGTAGCAGGCTTGTCGTCGACCGGTGCGTCGGTGGCCACGGCGGTCGGTGCGTCAGTAGCAGGCTTGTCGTCCGCAGCAGGTTGCCCGCTGGCTTGAGCGAAGGCGTTGTCGAAGTCGTCGACGGGGGTCTGGGTAGTTTCTTCGATATCCATGGGCGCTATTTACTCTCGCGTGTGGTGGCTGTCAAGTTAATTATCCAGCTGAGACAGCAGGGACTCGATCTCCATGAGTCGCCCTTGCTGCCGATAAACCTCTTTGACGTCGTCTTCTTTGGCCAACTTAGCCGACGCTGACGCTGCGCTATCCTTGAGCAACGCCACCAGGGCTGCTGTTATCGGGTTGCCCTTGGACGCCTCGACGACCTTCCGAAATTCTTGCCGCGATTGATGCAAGCTCATCAGGGGTAGCTCCTTTCTGGATGGCGTCTACCAGAGCTTTGAACACGGTGGCGTCGCCTGTGTCCATGTTCTTCTGGGCTTGCGCCAGTTGTTTGAGGGTGTCGCTGCCGAGGTTGCGCAGTTGCGCGTCGAACATAAGCGCCGCCTGCTGCTGCGACTGCTGAAGCTGCTGCGCGCGCTCGGCACGACGCTGCTCGACTTGCTCCGGTGTAGCCAGCAACTGCGACAGCGGGAGGTCACGTACCATGAGGCGCTGTTTCAACAGCTCTTCCTCGTTGATGTACATGCGTTCTTCCTCGGTCAACGTGTTCGCCAGGTTGTCCAGAGCGAACGCACGCAGCTCTTTGGCCATCAAGCTGTTGGCACCGCGCGGGATCGGGCGAATATCCCCACTCAAACGATCGCGGTCTACATGGAAAATGCTGTTCCACTGTGCGAGCGCGTCGATGACACTGACAGTGAACTGGTCGAAGTTGCGCACGATATCGCGGAACGGTAGCGCCGCGTTGGCGTAAGCCATCGACGCCCCGCCAGTGGTGCGCAGCGCTTCACCTGGCACGCCTTCGAGATCACCGCCGGTAAGCGGGTTGATGAACGTCTCGGAGTCAGCATACTCACGAAACAACTTCATCGCTGAGCTCAGCTCACCGATGTGCGAGTCGAACGAAATGGAGTGCACCGCCCGCTGGGTCGCGGTGCCACCCTCTTTCAACCACACTTTGCGCGGCTTGATCGACATGTCCGTCTGGGTCGGCGACAGCAGATCTAGGTCTACTTCGGCCTGGGGGGCGCAGACGATCGAGGCGTTGTCGATAAGCATGCGGGCGAACGACGAAACCGCCAGCTGGCTGTCACGCATGATCGGTGGCAGCCCGGAGCCGAGAAGGTTCACCTCGTCTTCCTCGAAGATGAACTGGTGGTAGACCTTGGTGCCCTCGCGGAACGGGTTGATCGCCACCTTGACCACTACATCGTCCAGCACCCACGCGGTGAACCGAACATCGCTGGTCTCGTCTTGGGCTTGTTCTTGGTCATCTTCGGGCATGACCATGCCTGCAGCTTTCAGCTCGTTCAGCGGAGCGGACCCCCAATACTCGACAAACTCGTACTTACCGCCGCGGGCTACCACGTTCGCGTTCTGGCCACCCAGTGATTGCAGCTCGTTCTCGAACTCGTACTTGGTGTAGTTCCCGTCCGGGTTGGTATCGAGGTACCGGCGAATAGCGTCACCGTCGAAGTCGGGGCGTTTGGCCAGCTGCAGCGCTTGGTGTCGGGTGTAGACATGGCGCTCGAACTCGCCGTCCATACCTTCGAAGTTGGCGGCCGACATGTCCGGGTAGTAGTTCCACGCGGACACGAAGTCGAAGTACGGGCGGTAAGTGTCCGCCTCGACCAATTGGGGCACGCCCTGGACGTCGAGTACGTACCGGCTGGTGCGTTCGGTGATCGTCATCGGCCCTTTGATCACGCCGGGGCCGTACAAGACACCACTGAACACTACCTTACCGACCAAGGTCTCGTAGTCGCGGGAGGCGTATGGGTCGATGTCCTTGAGCTGGTCGTCGATGACCTTCTCCATACGCTGAGCGATGTCCTTAGCTGCGCGGTCTACGAGGGTGTCGATGGTTTCTTGCGTCGGTTGGGCGCCTGGGTTCTCGGCACGCCAGTCACCGAGCAGTCGGATCAACGTATCCTGCGGCAGGCTAGGCGTTGGGGAAGAGTCGATGCCCCAGTTCTTCTCGCCCGCCGGGAACAACAGCGACATCAGTCGAGCTTTCATACTGACGCACTTGATCCTCGTGACCTTGGGGTAGGCGCGCGAAGTATTCGCGTCGAGGTTCTGCGCAATATCGGAGTCGTACTTTCCCAGAAACTGGTTGAGGTTCTTCAGCCACTGGGTCTCGGCGTTGCGGCGGTCCTTCTTGAACTGGGTGTACTTTTCCTTGAGCTTGCGCCCGAGGCGATCTTTGCCTTCACGGCTAGCCCCGCTGTTTTCCTGCCCAAGATCTTCCATCTCTCACCTCAGAACACGTATGGGTTATGGCCGGCGCCAGTAACGAAACCCGCCCTCGCGCCGGCGCGGCGCCTTGCGTCCCTGGCCTGCTCCCCCTGGAACGCCAGGCAGAGGTATTGGTTCGCGTCGTGCGGGTGAGAATACTCGTTCTTTTCCGGCACGTCAGCCTGCTGGCCTTTGTTCGTCACGTTGTACCGATACCCGGACTTAAACCCACGTATCAGTGTGGTGCACCCAGGGTCGATCAGATAAGAAGCGCCAACATCGTTCAGGCGGCACAGATAGTCCTCTACCGCCTGGAGCCGCGGCTCGATCAGGTTTGTCTTCGCCGGTCGCACCGGGACACCCATTTCCTCGCGTACCACCTGCGCCACGCTGCGCTCGTCGGTCTGTGCGCTCGATCGGCAGGCAGGGTCAGCAGCGATCAGTAGCTGGGCGTTCGGGAAGAACTGAGCAATGGTCGGCTTGAGCTTGTCACGGCAGAACCGCTGGGCGCCCATCTGGTGGCCGATCACTTCCTTGAGCACCAGCACCCGTCCGTGGTGGTCCTGCTGCCCGAACACCGCCGCCGACCACACGAACCCAGGGTCGAAGCCCATCACCAGCGGGAGGTGGGGGTTGTAGATGATCGGCCGTTTGGCGACGTGCAGGTCGGGGTTGAACGCTTGGAACACCGGCTTGCCCTTGAGGCTGTACCCCCACTGCACCTCGATGAACTGCTTGATCCAGGCGTCGGTCTTACCAACCGCCAGGTTCTGGTAGTACCCAACACCGCCGGGCAAGTTTGCCAAGTTCTCTGCGTGGGGGCTGAAGCCGCTCGGTTGTTGGTGGTACCCCAGCTTGGCCCGCTTCGCGTCGCCGGTGAAGTCATCCTCCCACGGGGAGTACAGGTAGTCGTACCACCAGCTGTCTTCGTTGCCGGGGTTACTTGCGCCCCACATGCCCCACCAGGTTGGGCCTCCGTCAACGGCCGACGGGTACCGACCACAACGACCTTCAACCGCGTCCACGATCTCGCGGGGAATCTCCACGAACTCGTCGAGGATCGCGCCTGTCACCTCGAGCGACAGTACGCGACGCACGTCATCAGCGGTGTCGAGAGGGCGGAACATGATCTCCGCCTCGACGTCGGCGAACTTCAGCCAGAACGTGTTGGTGCCTGAGACCCACTTGCCGGCTTGACCATCGGGGAACCAGGTGAACCACGACTTGAGCGTGGTGTCTTTGAGCTGGGTCATGGTGTTTCGGATGATCACCCACCGGCTACGACGCACGCCGTCGCGGGGTGACTTGCGCTGCTGTTGCGCGCGGGCAACGATCTTGAACAGGATCGCCGTTGTCTTGGCCGAACCGACCGGGCCGACGATGAACGACTGGGGGCGCTCGTCGAGGATGAAGGCTTCTGCAATCGGTTCTGGCGTGTAGGTAATGCTCCCCATCAGACGTCGTCCTGGTCAATGGTGAACCCTTTGTCGCGGTTCGCCCCGAAGTTGATGTTGATCTGGAATGACCCCATGCCGCCAGTACCAATTGGTTGTGGGGCGTCGAGCCCGCCCCAGCGCACGACGTCTTCGATCAGTCGAGTCTTGACCTTCTCGTCGGTGTCGGTGTCCATGATCATCTCGTGGACCTTGGTCAGGTAGAAGTCCGCCTGCAACTGCGCCTTGAGCTTGAACGTGGCGCCGTCCTTTTCCAACTGGGTGCGCAGATCAGCGACCTGCATGACGAACTGCGGGTTCTCCAGAATCTTCTCGAACTGGTGGTGCTGCAGGTCGTGCGCCTCGAGGATGCTTTCCGTCGTCGTGCCCAGAGCGACGTCCATGACCAGACGCATCGACCACTCAGGGCGAAGCTCTGGACCAGTTGGGTTTATGCGGGCGGGCACGGGCATCGCGCGTTCTCTTCGTAGTGTCGTGTGTAGCGTAAAGGTAGTTTACATGGGTGTCCAGCCTGCCTGACCAGGAGATTGTCGGCTGTGGACATGCGCACCCTCGCTTCTGTGAGGGGCACGCGATGTCACTGGGCGATATTCAGCAAGCGCTAAGCTCGCCAATAAACGTCCGGCGCAGCATTCGACGAGTCAATGTATGCAGTCGGAGCAACCGACGTCAGATCGGCTGGGATCGTCGTGACTGTCGAGCTATAGACCGGCAGAATTTCTGTTGCAGTCGAACTGGGACGCCCGAACACACTTTCCAATCCAGTATTGGCTGCCCATGGCACCTGGGCGGCCCCCGAGCAAATGACGCAGAGGAAGTACATTCCAGGCGGGAGCGCCAGGTTGAGCCCTGAAACCTGCTTATCACCAACCGTGGCCGTCGAGATATTGGCCGACTGATAGAGCCGAGCGCCTGGCAGCCCCTGGCCGGTGCTCGCGTACAGCGCAAGGCGAAGGTTCTGGCCAGACAGGGCAGTCGTGACGCGAATCCCAAGCGTGTTGAGATTGATAGCTCGCGGCACGACTATGGGCACAGGGTAGAGAGCATTCGCGGTCAAGTTGTTGTTCACGACAGGAACAAGCAGGGTACGGCCATGCGCACCAAAAGTCCGACCTGCTCTAACTCCAGCATGCAGCGACACCGCTGGCTTCGACAGCCAAAGGAATGCGACACCTGCAGATGGCGCAGCGCCGATTGTGGCCTGGTGACCCTGCCCCTGTGTAGAGCTCAGTCCATCAGGCTCGGCAGCACTCATCGCGCCAAAGCTGAAAACAGCACGGCCAGCAGCAACCTGAAACACCCGAGCACGAAAACCATCAATCGTCGGCGCAATGGTAATGCTCACATCTGTAGCCGAGACAACGTAAAAATCTTTCCCAGAGTCCAAGTCGCCGAGCGTTCGAGGCCCGTTAATCACCTCGGGCAACCGAATCTCGCCGCCGGCGTGGACGGTGAGGATGCGAGGATCGAGGAACTGACGTGAGAATGTCCCGACGTGAGTAACAGCCGAACGCATATCATCAAACTGTTCTAGTACATACGATCCCAGAGTGCCTACGTTTGAACTCGTAGGTTCGATGACGTGCTTAACCGCGATGTACTCACCGAGTGTGGAGCTGCCTTCCTGGCGTACACGGAACTCTTGCCCATACTGCGTAGCCTGAGAACCGCCACCACGAGTGACGTGGTAATTGAATACGCTGATCTGGTGCGAGGCACCAGTCATGTCCCCATTCGTAGTGTCGGCCACGCTGGCGAAGAACGCAGTCGGTACTATTGATAGTGCGTTACCTGTCGGCATCCAGATATTTTCGAAAGCAACCGCTGACTCGTTGAACATTGACGCTATGTCGTAGTTCTCGGCAGTGATGACTGTTTGGTGGCGGACGGGGCTTGCTAGAACCCGCCCACCATGATCAGGCAGGACTAGCTCGCGCGGTGCAGTCACTGCACTGCCATTGAATGTTACTTGCCCAATCGAGTAAGTCGTTTGGGCGGTGCCAGACAGATCAGATATGATGCGACCCATGATTAGCTCGGGATCACGTAGGAAACGAGGATACGAGCAGCGCCTCCAGTAGCACCGCCAGCGCTATACGTTGCGATCAAATCTTGGGCGGTCGCTTCGGCTGCGGTAGCCGGGTCTCCCTCAAACACAGTAC